AGGCACAAGACGTGGTAGTGTTACTAACGCAACAGCAAGTGGTTATGTTAATAGCGAAGGCGAATTTGTAAGTGTAGCACTTAATGAAGGACAAAGAGATACACTATACAGTAATGCAGTAAACCCAATTACATTTATTAATGGTGCTGGGTTAGTTGTATTTGGACAGAAAACAAGAGCTGCTAATGCAAGTGCATTAGACAGAATCAATGTTGCACGTCTAACAGTATATCTACGCAGCCAACTTAAGAAACTTGCAAAACCATATATCTTTGAACCAAATGACAAAATCACACGTGATGAAATTAAACAACAGGTTGAAAGTTTGATGGTAGAACTTGTAGGACTTAGAGCAATTTTTGACTACTTGGTAGTGTGTGACGAAACAAACAACACACCTGCAAGAATTGACAGAAACGAGCTTTATGTAGATATTGCTATTGAACCAGTGAAAGCAGTAGAATTTATCTACATTCCACTACGTCTTAAAAACACAGGAGAAATTGCAAGTCTATAATATCATAAAGTAGGGGGTTTTTGATAATCCCCTACAAATGATAAATACTTGTGAATAGGAGTAATAAATGGCAATCTCATCATTATCAAAATTAACAGTTCCATTAGCAACAAATGACAGCGCAAGCAGTCAAGGTTTGTTAATGCCAAAACTGCAATATCGTTTCCGTGTTACACTTGAAAATTTTGGCGTATCAACTCCAACTACAGAGTTAACAAAACAAGTTATGGATATAACTCGTCCTACGCTAACATTTGAAAACATGGAAATACCAATCTATAACAGTAAAGTTTATCTAGCTGGTAAACACACATGGAGTCCATTGAGTTTAAATCTACGTGAAGACGTAAACAACAATGTGCAAAAACTAGTTGGTGAACAATTACAGAAACAGTTTGACTTTATGGAACAAGCAAGTGCAAACTCAGGACAGGATTACAAATTCGTCACTCGCATCGAAATATTAGATGGCGGAAATGGTGCACTTGGCGTGAATGTTTTAGAGACTTGGGAATGTTATGGTTGTTTTATTACTGAAGCAAACTATAACTCACTTGCTTATGCAAACAACGAACCAGTAAATATTACATTAAGTATTCAATACGACAATGCAATTCAAACTCCTGAAAACACAGGTGTTGGAACATTAGTAGGCAGATCGTTAGGCACAAACGTCACAGGCGGTGGCTGATACTTAAAATACAGATTGCTATTATAATAAAGGAGTATATAGAAATATATACTCCTTTTTATTTTATACGCAGTTTAAATAAGTGATAAATACAATATGGCAATATTCAGTGGTTTTTTTGATAATTTAATTAAAGGTGCGTTAAGTCCTAAAGGTAATTTAGGAGACTATTCTCACGCATCTAATGTTTTTGTAGACGGAAACATGCGTCTTGCTCCAAAAAACGAAAACTTATTTCATGTAGTTTTAAATATTAATCCACAAATAACTCTAAGTAATTTTGGAACATTTAACAATTCAGTAAAAAGAGAAATAAATTTACTTTGTAAAAGAATCGACTTACCAACCTATAATATTTCTACAACAACACTAAACCAGTATAATAGGAAAAAAGTCACGCAAACAGGAGTTGAATACTCTCCAGTTAGCATGGAATGGCATGATGATAATGCTGGTATAAGTAATTTTTTATGGCAAAGTTATTTTAATTATTATTTCAGTGATGCTACTCATACAACATCAAATGGAACTAGTCCCGAAATAGGAGATCCTGCATATCTAAGAGAAGCAGGCAGAAACACCGGCTATGGAACAGGAAGTGTTTTTCAAAACTATAAATTTGGTTTGGATAGACCTGGTAAAGTTAATAATTTTTTTACAAGCATACAAGTTTTTCAATTGCACCCACAAGATGGCAAACCAACAAACACAAGTTTTACATATATTAATCCTCTAGTAGACAGTTGGGATCATCAGCAAGCTGATACAGCATCTACAGCGTTTAGTTCAAACTCAATGAGATTCAGTTATGAAGCAGTCATTATGGACAGAAACTTCACTGATGTAGGTGTAGTGCCGGCAGGATTTGGAGATTCAAGATACGACACCTCACCTAGTCCTTTGAGTATAAACGGCGGCGGCTCAAGTAGTTTTTTTGGAACTGGAGGTGTGTTAGCAGGAACAACTGCTACCATTAACAATCTCCAGCAAGGTAATGTTTTAGGTGCTCTAATTACTGGTGCTAATACTTTTAGAAACGCAAGGAATTTAAGTTTTAGTAGTCTTGTGTCTGAAGTAATTGCTGGGGGAGAAAATTTATTAGTTGATGCTGTTGGCAATGCAAATTTTACAAGTGCAGCATCCTCTAGAGGTGTTACAAACGCACGACCTAAGGTATTTTAATTATGACAGAAATTCAACAAATACTACAAGACTCTTTAGTAGAAACTAGAGAAGTTTTCAGTAATCAAAACAAAAAATCAATAAGTTTTCCAAGTAATTCAGTAGATGCTGTTGTTGGATTTTTTCAATCACGTGGATTTGAAACTACTGCTGCTCAAAGTGTTGCAAGTGTGTTGTTGACACAAGCTAAAGTTGATGGTGTAAATATTATGGAACTTTTAGAAGATATTAAAACACTTGACAGAATTAAACTTACTGATTTAATTACAGCTATACTAAATGCTAATAGATCAAAAATTAGCAAAATTGGTGTGAAAAAAATCAATAACAGTGCAGAGAATTTAACAGCAAGAAACATCATAGTATAATGGCCAAATATGCTCAAGGAAAATATAATCTAAAAAACCCTGAAAAATATATGTCAAATAGAACACCAACTTATCGTAGTAGTTGGGAGTTTGCATTCATGCGTTTTTGCGATGAACATCCAAGTGTAGAAAAATGGGCAAGTGAAGCAGTAAAAATACCTTATCGAAATCCATTTACTGGAAAACAAACTATATATGTGCCTGACTTTTTTATTGTATACACAGATGCAAACAGTAAAAAGCATGTTGAATTAATAGAAGTCAAACCGTTTAATCAAACAGTTCAAGAAAAAGCTACAAGCAAAAATAATAGAGCACATTATTTGTTAAATCAAGCAAAATGGTCAGCTGCAAATGCATATTGTAAACAAAATAAAATACGCTTTAGAGTAGTTACTGAAAATGATATCTTTCATACAGGAAGAAGAGGATAATATTTTATACTAAATAATAGTAGTATTTAATGGAAACTATTATGACTAAAAAACTTGAAGATTTGTTAAATTTACCTGATTCTAAAGAAATAATTGAAGAAGAAAAAACACAATCTGTGCCTGCAGCACATCAAGATACTGTGAGAGATATTGCTGACTTAGATAAAATTGAAGCTGCACTACCGCAGGTAAAAGGTTTAGGCGAATTAGCAGATGCAGAACTCAACGAAGTATCTGAAAAAGCAATGCAAGCATATGAAGATTTAATGGACCTCGGTATGAATGTTGAAAGCCGTTACAGTGGTAGAGTATTTGAAGTTGCAGGCACTATGCTTAAAACAAACCTTGATGCTAAAGTTGCAAAATTAGATAAAAAACTTAAAATGGTAGAACTACAACTTAAAAAAGAAAAAATGGATAGAGATAATTTTGCTAGTCCTACCGGAATGACCGAAGGCGAAGGCTATGTAGTCACAGACAGAAATAGCTTGTTAGAACGTCTTAAAGGGCTAGATAAAGATAAATAAGTTATATAGGAAAATTACAATGAAAAGTTTTACAGAATATCTAACAGAAACACATAAAGTGTATCCATTTAAAATTGGCATTGCAGGAGAACTTCCTGACAAGTGTGAAGAAAATCTTAAAAAATGCCTTGAAAAATATGCTGTAAAAAGTTTGTCAGCGCCAAAGAAAACTCCGATTCAAGAGCGTCCACTAGACTTTCCACAATTGGAAAACTGCGAAGTGTATTACTATGAAGCAGAATTACAGTATCCAAGCACCCCAGACTATATTCAAGAATATATTGGAAACTGTTGCGGTATTGAACAAAGTCATATCATTGTAAGAAGTCCTACCGATCCAAGAGAAGAATATCAAGAGAAAAAAGATGATGGTCCGTATGAGCCTATGTTAACCAAAGAAGAGTTAGAAGGCGTTTCTGCACAGGACCAAGCAGGCGAATCACGTATTATGGATTTGCTAAAAGAATTAGAAACTGCACGTAAAGAAAGAGCAGATGCACAAGATGGATTTAAAATGGAAACAACAAAAGAAGATCCACAAAATAACAAAAGCACAATAGGGAGCTAATTATGAGCAATATGTTAGATATCTTAAGAAACTTTGATGCAGTTGAAAAATCAGTTGCAGAATGTCCTCCGGAAGCTGATGGACAAATGGGTCAACAACCAAGTATTAACATTGCATTAAACGATGCAGAACAAATGGCACAACTACTTCAAGCACTACAAATGGTGCAAAATGCTGAAGCACAAGAAGAAGAAGTTGAAGAATATGACAACGAGCCAGAAGAAGAATATATGGATCTTGACGATGTGCTACCAAGCGGTGATGACTTGCATAAAAAGAAAACTATGTATCCACCAGCAAGCCAAGGCGATAATCCAATGGCAATGGAATCAATCAAAGATCGTTTATGGCAAGCATTAGAAGAAAAAAAAGCAAAACCAGACTTCTTAGATATGGACAAAGATGGCGATAAAAAAGAACCAATGAAAAAAGCCATCAAAGATAAAAAAGCAAAAAAAGGCAAAATGCCTCCGCAGTTTAAGAAATAACTCATCCCCCCAGATACTTCAATAGCGCCTGTTGGCGCTATTTTTTTGAATAAATATTGCTATGGCAACATCATTAGACGGCGTATTAATTAAAAAAGCCAACAAACAAGAAACATTTACAGAAGCACAAGTAGAACACTTACTAAAGTGTATGGATCCTGATGATGGATATTTGTATTTTGCAGAACACTTTGCTCATATACAACATCCTGTAAAAGGACAATTACTTTTTGACCCATATGAGTATCAATTAGGATTATTAGAAAGTTATCATAATTTTAGATTTAATATTAATATGATGCCTAGACAAACAGGAAAGACTACATGTGCAAGTATCTATTTGTGTTGGTATGCTATGTTTAATCCAGATCAAACTATTCTTATTGCAGCACACAAATACACAGGTGCTCAAGAAATCATGCAACGTATTAGATATGTATACGAAACCTGTCCAAACTACATCCGTGCAGGTGTTACAAGTTATAACAAAGGCAGCATAGAATTTGAAAACGGATCACGTATTATTAGCCAAACCACTACAGGTAATACAGGACGTGGTTTATCTATTTCCTTACTATACTGTGACGAGTTTGCGTTTGTGCAACCTAACATTGCGGAAGAGTTTTGGACTTCAATATCTCCTACTCTAGCAACAGGTGGTCGTGCTATTATTACTAGCACACCTAACTCAGACGAAGATACTTTTGCTACTATTTGGAAACAAGCAGAAGATAAATTTGACGAATACGGTAATGAAAATAATGTTGGTATAAACGGATTTCATGCATTTAGGGCAGACTGGTGGGAACATCCTGATCGTGACGATAAATGGAAAGCAGAAGAAATTGGGCGTATTGGTGAAGAAAAATTTAGACGTGAATATGGCTGTGAATTTTTAGTATTTGATGAAACTTTAATTAGTAGTTTGCACCTTACTGTAATGGAAGGTGTTTCTCCTGTAATAAACATGGGACAAACACGTTGGTATAAAAAACCAGAACCAGGAAAAAATTACGCTGTAGCACTAGATCCAAGTATGGGCACTGGAGGAGATAATGCCGCTATACAAGTTGTAGAGTTACCAAGTTATGAACAAGTAGCTGAATGGCAGCATAATACAACCAGTATACCAGGACAAATTCGTGTGCTTAAAGACATATGCACATACTTAGAAACAGAAAGACATGACGATAATGGAATTTATTGGAGCGTTGAAAACAACGGTCTTGGAGAAGCTGCACTACTTGTCATTCAAGATTTAGGCGAAGAAAATATTCCAGGACTGTTTATAAGCGAACCTATACGCAAAGGTCATGTGCGCAAGTTTCGTAAAGGGTTTAATACAACTCATAGTGCAAAAGTCACTGCATGTGCAAGAATGAAAACTATGATTGAAAATGAAAAATTAAAAATACATAGCAAGCCATTTATAAGTGAACTCAAAACATTTGTTGCAACAGGAAGTAGCTATCAAGCAAAACCGGGTGCAACTGACGATTTGATTAGCAGTATGTTACTTGCATTACGTATGATTGGAGTGATGAAAGATTGGGATCCATCAATCTATAATAGTTTCACACAAATGGAATCCTCTATAGACGAAGATTACGAAATGCCAATGCCTATCTTCGTTAGCAGCAACTATTGATAAATACTTTACTATGAATAAGTTTAAAACATTTGCATCTGATATGTTCAATAAAATTAGAGGACGTTTTACCGACGTTACCATTGGTGACGAAAATGGTAATGTAACAAATATACCTGAGGATGCAAGGTTTTTTGAGTTCAGTTACAACGCTCAAGGCAATGAATTGGGCAAAGTAAGTGTATCGTTAGACGAAGAAAATGGCGTAACAGTAATTGTTGCAAAAGATTTAGTGTTAAATCAAGTAGAAGCAATACAAGATGATTGGTATAATTTTTTAAAAGAATTAAGATATTTTGCCAAAAAACGTATGCTTAAATTTGACGTTAGAGATATTAACAAATCAAACCTAGACAAAAGAGATTATGAATACTTAGCGCAAAATCGCCCCGGAGAAAATACAATGTCAGAATCTAAAATGTATGGTAACGAAACAAGAAGTTATCAAAAAATTGGAAAGGCAAGAATAGCAATCAAGCATTCTGCTCCAATCAATGTAGAAAGTTCTAATAGCAGAACCAGCAAAATTGGCTCAATTTATATTGAATCACCAACAGGTGAAAGATTTAAATATCCATACAAGCATTTAGCTGGTGCAAGAGCAATGGCATTACATGTAAACGAAGGCGGTCATATGTATGACGACTTTGGCAAATACATCTCCGGTTTGTCAGAAGAAATGTCTAAATTGCGCAAGTTTAGCCAATACATGAATCGCAGTAGTGTAATGGCAGAAACATTAGAAGGCTACACAGATATTGTAAAAGGGCGTATCAAAGAAGTAAGACAAGAAATACAAAACTTACAAAAACCAGGCTATTACAAAGAAGCAAGTGAAAACTATGAAGTTGCTGTCATGGAAGAAGTTCCAACCAATGTATCTGATGCATGGGTTGATCAACTTACTATCAAGCAGTTTAACGAAGAATTAAAAGATGTGTTTCCATACATTTATAATTTAGTAGGCACAAGCGTAGTAGAAACAATTGACTTAGATGATATATTAGACGAAGGCTATATGAAAGGCTATAAAGAATATCATTGTAAAGACTGCGGATGCCAAATGCACAACTGTAAACCAGGATGTGATTGTTCACATGATTCTCATGACGAAACTGGTTCGTGGTGGAGAGACGCAGACGGCAATGGTGTTCCTGATGCATTTGAATCAACAAACAAAGTTGACTACAATAGAATTGTAGAATTAGCAATTGATAAACTAATGGGTCAGTTTGCTGAAGAAGTAAACGAAGCAAAAGCAAAACCAGGGTATTGCTCAGACGATTGCTGTGGTGCAGACGTAAAAGCAGAAGATTGCACATGTGCTCCAACATGCGAACACTGTGATTGTAATAAAGATAAAAAAGAATCAGACGATGATACAATGGATGTCAAAGTAGGCCCACAAGGCATGGAACCAATGGATCAACCTCAACAACCAGAATTACCAATTGGAGAGTTCATTCTATCTTACTTTGATAGAGAAAACGGAACATTTCCTAAAGGCGAAACAGCAGTATTAACCATGGTAGAAAAGCAATACGGCGAGCAATATGTTGAACCGGCTGCTAAATTTATGAAAAAAGTAGAAACTACTATAGCACACAAAAAGGCTGAAGAAACGGCAAACAGCCGCTATCCAGAAACTGAACTGGCTAAACAAGGCGAAATTGGCGAACGTTCACAATTTGAATTATACAGAAATAGCATCGTATTGTATGATCCAACTACAATGGAAGTGAAAAGAACATATCCATTAGGTCATGGTAAACGAGCAAGCGCAGACGCAGAAAAATTAGACTTAATTGCTACTGACGGTGCTAAGTATATGGAACTTGTCAGAGACAAAAAACGTATGGCAGCACAAGACACTGAAAAATCAGCAGAGCTACCAAAAGCACAAGAACCAAAAAAACCAGGCGCACTAGATAGATTAAAATCGTTAGCCGGTTTAAGTTAATCGGCTAACTTTTTGATATTATTGTCAAAAAAACACTTGACAATGATAAATAGATTGTGTAGTATAACTATTATGTGCTACACACTTAGGCACAAATGCATAGGCAATTATAAGGAGGCATAACTATGGCATCATTAGCTGAAATTAGAGCAAAACTAAAAGAACAAGAGAACCGTGCATCAGGCACAAGTTCAAGCGGCGGCGACAACGCAATTTACCCATTTTGGAATATGAAAGAAGGCGACACTGCAACGTTGCGTTTCTTGCCTGATGGCGATGCATCAAACACTTTCTTCTGGAAAGAACGTTTGATGATCAAACTTCCATTTGCGGGTGTAAAAGGCGATACAAGTTCACGCCCAGTTCAAGTGCAAGTTCCATGTATGGAAATGTATGGTGAATCTTGCCCAATCCTACAAGAGGTGCGTGGTTGGTTCAAAGATCCAAGTCTTGAAGACATGGGTCGTAAGTATTGGAAAAAGCGTTCTTACATCTTCCAAGGTTTTGTTGTAGATGATCCATTAAAAGAAGATTCTCAACCAGAGAATCCCATTCGTAGATTCATCATTGGTCCACAAATTTTCCAATTAATCAAAGCAGCACTAATGGATCCTGATATGGAAGAACTACCAACAGATTATACTGCTGGTGTAGATTTCCGTTTGTCAAAAGGAACCAAAGGCGGTTATGCAGATTATGGCGCAAGTAATTGGGCACGTAGAGAGCGTCCACTAGGTGATGCAGAGATGGCAGCAGTAAACACACACGGTCTGTTTAATCTAAACGACTTCCTTCCTAAAAAACCAGGCGAAGTTGAGCTTAAAGTTCTTACTGAAATGTTTGAAGCAAGTGTAGACGGTGAAGTATATGATCCAGATCGTTGGAGCAATTATTTCCGTCCTAGCGGAATGGCTGCACGAACAGGTGACCCAGTAGCACAAGCACCAGCAGCACCAACACCTTCTCCAGTAGAAGATGACATTCCTTTTAAGTCAACTGAAGAAGCAGCAGCAGAAGCAGCACCTGCTCCAGCAGCAGCACCTGCTGAATCTGCAGGCGGCGCAAGCGACATTCTTGCAATGATCAGAGCACGTCAAAATCAGTAAAAACAACGCTGTAGGCTTGTTTTTTAGTAAACAAGTCTACAGCCTTTACGCTTTTTAGGAGGTATGTATGGCTACAAAATCTTTTGATCCTAGTAAGTTTAGGACACAACTTACAAAGAGTATCACTGGTATGAGTGCAGGCTTTAATGATCCAACAGATTGGATCAGCACAGGTTCTTATGCACTTAACTATTTAATTAGTGGAGACTTTAAAAAAGGTATTCCACTAGGTAAAGTGTCTGTTTTTGCAGGAGAAAGTGGCGCAGGTAAAAGTTACTTTTGTTCTGGAAATATTGTAAAACATGCACAAGATCAAGGTATTTTTGTTGTTCTTATTGACAGCGAAAATGCATTAGACGAAGCATGGTTGCAAGCTCTTGATGTAGATACATCTGAGAGCAAACTACTTAAACTAAACATGTCAATGATCGATGACGTTGCTAAAACAGTATCAACATTTATGGCAGATTACAAAAGCATGGATGAAGACGATCGTCCTAAAGTATTATTTGTTATTGATAGTTTAGGTATGTTGTTGACACCTACTGATGTTGATCAGTTTAGCAAAGGTGACATGAAAGGTGACATGGGTAGAAAGCCCAAGGCACTTACTGCATTGGTCCGTAATTGTGTAAACATGTTTGGTTCACACAACGTTGGACTAGTTGCAACTAACCATACATATGCATCGCAAGATATGTTTGATCCGGATGATAAGATTTCAGGCGGTCAAGGCTTTATCTATGCTTCTAGTATTGTTGTTGCCATGAAGAAGCTAAAATTAAAAGAAGATGCAGATGGTAATAAAACTAGCACAGTCAACGGTATTCGTGCAGGGTGTAAAGTTATGAAAACACGTTACGCTAAACCGTTTGAAGGTGTGCAAGTAAAAATTCCTTATGAAACAGGAATGGATCCATATAGTGGACTTTTTGATTTGTTTGAAGCAAAAGGTCTATTAGAAAAACAAGGTAATCGCTACAAGTATATTGATAGCGCCGGAGAAGAAACACTAGAATATCGCAAGAACTGGACAGGTGAACTACTCGAAATGGTCATGGCAGATATGCCGCAAAAAGAAGCACAGATGGTAAATACCGACAATGCAATCGAAGAAGTTGTAGACCATGACGAGGAGCCTGTAGTCAATGAATGAAGATCAAATAGTTGATGTTTGGAACTTGTTTAAAAATTATTTAGACAAAAAACAAATCGATATTGTAGCAGAAAAATTTATTGATATGTTAGCAGACTATGGTGTTGATGATTTAACATTAAAAGAATGCTTAGGCACAGATAAAATTTTAGATGCCGCAATACAATACTATTTAGAAGATGACAGCGATGTTGACTACGATGATGACTACGAATGGGATGAATAATGGGATGGTATTCTGAAGTATCAAGAAACATTGGCAAAATTCCTTCTGCAATACAACACTTTGAAACTGAATTAGATTTAGCAAGAAAAGAATGTAAGTTAGTAGGTAATGTTGAAAAAGCAGCAGCTGAAATGCCAGGTATTGTTGAACATCGTTTCAATCAACTTCAAGAAATTGAAGCAATTCTAAACTATTTAAATATAGAGCTACGCAGATTGCGTAGCTCTTATTTTAAAAAATATCTTGAAAACTATCAACGTGCATTAAGCAGTCGCGATGTAGAACGCTACGTAGACGGAGAAGCTGACGTTGTTGATTATGAAAAGATTATAAACGAATTTGCATTATTACGTAACAAATGGTTAGGCGTTTTAAAAGCTCTCGATCAAAAGCAATGGCAGATAACTAATGTTGTAAAATTACGTGTAGCAGGAATGGAAGACGCGACATTATAATGGCACATAGTAAAGAATATTTAAAAGAACTTGAAAAGTTACATAGTAAGTCTGCATTTGGAAGTGGTAAAGAAATACCAAAACCTGTTGTAGAATTACTTGACTCAGGCGAAATACAAAGTATGTTAGACTTTGGTAGTGGTAAAGGTCTAACATCATTAACAATAAAAGAAAAATATCCACATATTAAATTATACACATATGATCCAGTAACAAGTCCTATACAGTTGCCAGATCAAGTTGATTTAATATATAGTAGCGATGTTTTAGAGCATATAGAACCCGACTTATTAGAAGCTACATTAAAAGATCTTTTTGCAAGAGCACAAAAATATCAATATCATCTAATTGCTTGTCATCCAGCTAAGAAGAAATTAAGTGATGGTAGAAATGCACACTTAATTATTGAAGAACCTACATGGTGGAAACATAAACTTTCTGAGTATAAATGGAATACACAGTATGAAAAAACTACAAAGAAAAAACTTGTAGAAAAATTTGGAATCTATGTTCAAAAGTATATTACAGTGTTAAAAAAATGAAATTAGTTTATAACTATTGGATGCCTAATTCAGATAATCATTTCGAACGCTTGATTGCAAAGCGTATCAAAAAAGGTGGGCCGCCTGAATATCAAGACGATGTAAGAGATGTAGCGTATAGATACGTTGATGATTTTAGTTTAGCAATTGATGTTGGCGCAAATGTAGGCTTATGGGCAAAACCTTTAACTAGAAAATTTGATCGTGTAATTGCATTTGAACCACTCGAACAAGTATATACTTGTCTTGAGCGTAATGTAAACGGATTGCCAGTCGATATCAATAGATTTGCATTAGGCAGTGTAAACAGCACAGTTGAAATGGTATACGATGCAGAAAACACAGGTGGTAGTTTTGTAAGTGAAGTTGGCACTGGTAGTATACAAATAAAAAGATTAGACGATTTAAATCTGCCAAAATTTGGATTACTTAAAATAGATTGTGAACGACATGAACTTGAAGTTTTAAAAGGTGCAATGAACACAATACTTAAATACAAACCAATTATAGTTTGTGAACAACAAGCCGACACAAATGAATGTGCAGGTATGTTTTTAAAATCATATGGTGCATACGAAATTACCAATGTCAGAAAAGACTATATCTTTGGGTGGCGTTGATTAAATATCTTTATGACAACAGTATTTGTATCTGGCGGATTTGATCCACTTCATAGCGGACATATTGAATATTTTAAAGCAGCAAAACAATTAGGAGACACTCTCGTAGTTGGAGTGAATAGCGATCCATGGTTGGTTCGTAAAAAAGGGCAAGCATTTATGCCCTTTGAAGAACGTGCTAAAATTATTGAAAATTTAGAAATGGTTGACAACGTAATGCTAGTTTCTGACGATGATACAGGAGGAACTAGCAAAGCTATTGGATATTTACTACAAACAACTACTGGAAAAATAATTGTTGCTAACGGTGGAGATAGAATCAACGGAGACATACCGGAACAAAAAGTATACGGTAATCATCCTGATGTTGAGTTTGTTTTTGGTGTAGGTGGAGAAGATAAAAAGAACAGCAGTAGTTGGATTCTAAAAAACTGGGACAAGCCTATAACTAAACGTGCTTGGGGTGAATACAAGGTATTAGATCGCAACGGCGAATGGCAAGTCAAAGAACTTACATTTTACCAGGGCAAATCTCTTAGCGATCAACGACACTTTAAACGCAGTGAACACTGGCACGTTGTAGACGGTGTTATTAATATGTTTTTACAAGACAAACGAGGTAACAAAACTAGCACCTTGCTAGTCCCAGGAGACAGTATTGATATACCTGTAGGTTGGTGGCATAAAGCAGTAAACATAGATAACAAAGATGCTAAAGTAATTGAAGTTTGGCTAGGCAAAGAGCTGACTGAAGATGATATAGAAAGAAGAGATTAATGAAAGTATTTGTAGGCTGGGACAGCAGAGAAGATATTGCTTATCAAGTTGCAAAGCAAACTATTATTGAAAAGTCTAGCATTCCGGTAGACATACAACCATTAAAACAAAAAGATTTGAGGAAAGCCGGCATATACACTAGACCTGTAGACGCACTTGCATCTACAGAATTTACCTTTACAAGATTTTTAATACCAGAACTGTGTAATTTTAAAGGTTGGGCACTTTTTATAGATTGTGATTTTGTGTTTTTAGATGATATAAAAAAGTTATACGACCAAAGAGACGACAAGTATGCTATAATGTGTGCCCAGCACGATTATACACCTAAGGAAGGTGTTAAAATGGACGGAAAGCAACAAACACAATATCCAAGAAAAAATTGGTCAAGCATGATGCTAATTAATTGTGAACATCCAGCAAATGCTGTTGTGACAAAAGATTTTGTAAATGACGAACGTAAAACTGGTGCGTTTTTACATAGATTTAGTTGGTTAAAGGACGAAGAAATTGGAGAAATTAGTCACGAATGGAATTGGCTTGTTGGTTGGTATAAGGAACCAGAAGACGGCACTCCAAAAGCATTGCACTACACCGAAGGCGGTCCGTGGTTTGAAGAATATCAAGACTGTGAATACGCAAAAGAATGGTATAAAGGAAAAGCAAACTATCTAGAATACGAACTAGAGGAATCAAAAAAAAAATTAGAAGCTAATATAAACAAAGTAATTACTGTTAATGATTTAAGTTATCCTCCTCATATCATAAATTACTTTAAAGCAAAAGTAAACAGTTGGATTGATCCTAGTGAAAACTATTTTAAATCTAAGGAAGAAATTAAAACATTTGAGGAAAATAAAATGGGAATCAAAGTTGCAGGCATAGCACCAACACAGGGCGAATTTAATTACGAAAAGAAAGGATTAGAATATGATCCTTATATTAGCGATTTTATAATCGGCTCCGGCGGTTATATCAGTGAATTTACTAGAGAAAAAGGAACTGATAATACATTAATTATTAGAGGACTAGGCGGGGGTGGCCAAAAAGCACTGAAATATTGTATTGAAAACAATAGAGATTATTATGCTATCGATACAGGATATTATCAACCTACAACAAAAAAAGAATATCATCGTATAACTAAAAATGCTTTACAACAGCAAGGCGAAATCATTTCTCGTCCACACGACAGAATATCAAAATGGCGTTATAAAGTTCCAAAATACAGAGAAGGCGAATACATTTTAGTATGTCCTCCGAGCGAAAAAGTAATGAAGTTTTACGGAGAAAGTTTAGAAGACTGGATTAGAATAACTACTGCCCAGATTAGAGCCCACACTGATAGACAAATAGTTATTAGAAAAAAACCTGATCGTAGTGTAAGAGTTACAACAGACACAATTTGGAAAGCACTTGATAAAGCATACTGTTTAATTACATACAATAGTATAGCTGCTACAGAAGCAATACTTGCAAACAGACCAGCTATTGCTTTAGCACCTAATGCTGCAACAGTATTGTGTAACACAAAAATCAGTGAACTCAACAAGCTGAATATACACGATCCTGATCAAATATATGCTTACGCAGCTCACTTAGCATATTGCCAATTCACGGCACAAGAAATGCGTAACGGAACAGCATGGCGTATTTTAAATGAAAGTCGTTAGTTATTACAATGTTGTTCCTACAATAAACAACAACAAAGAAAAATATTTACTTTTAGAAAAGTTTGTAAATGGCGTAAATTCAGCTGGTGATATAGGCATCTTACACAAAAGTAATAATTTAATCGATTGTGATGTTGGAGTTATACAAGGCTGGCAGCACGAAGTAGGAAAAAATGCACCACATTTAAAATTACGTCAAAGTGTAATTGACAGAACACAAAACAAACATGTCATTACAGCAGACAGCAATTTGTTTTTATATCATACAAAAACAAATCAACCACATTGTTATTTGAGATATAGCTTTGATGGCGTATTTCCAAACACAGGAAATTATTGCGATACTAACCCTGATCCAAAACGTTGGCAACAAATACAAAATGATTTAGGAATTAGATTAGAAGATCCTAAAAGAGGTAGACATATTGTATTGTGTTGTCAGCGTAATAAAGGATGGAGCATGGGAGGATATGATGTTGTGTCTTGGATTCAAAATGTTGTAAAAGAAATAAGGAAACACAGTCCAAGACATATTATTGTAAGAGCACATCCAGGTGATAAGAAAGCTGGAGTTTATTTACACCCTCATAACTCTCCAATTGCAAAAATGCCAAATGTAAGTATCAGCAGACAAGGCACTCCATTAGAAGCTGATCTAGTGCAATGCTATGCCGTAGTTAATCATAATAGCAGCAGTATTGTAGGACCAATTATAAAAGGGTATCCAGCGTTTATCACTGATCCAAGTAAAAGTCAATGCGCAGAAGTTGCACATCACGGATTTGAAAACTTAGAGTCACCTAAAGAATTTGATAGAGAACGTTGGCTAGAACGGATTAGTATGTTTCATTGGAGTTTACGGGAATTAGAAGACGGTAGTTGTTGGCGTCATATGCGTCAGTTTGTCCAATAACTTTCTTGACGGTTTACTATTAAATCTCTAGGCTTGTTGCTTTTACCAATTTGTTTTCTATCGCCCTTAAGATGATCAAGATATGCACCTAGTTCACTGTTAATAATAGGATGACCTTCACCATTAACTAGATTACCACTGATATTATTGATGATGCCGTTTGGGTGTTTTCTTTTTATTTTCTTTAAAACTTCGTCAAACACATAACTATCGTGCCATTCTTCCATACGGAAAATACCATATTCAGCATGTTCATATACGTGTTCGAATTCTTGTAAAAATTCAAGACCAATTTCATTACGCAAGTTTATTCCATAAAACCCGCACTCTGGCCATTTTTTACCTCTGCCCATATAAGCTAACCATGCTCTGTCTGGTAACAAATTTTTAAATGCTTTGTAAGGAAATGGACTATGCACAAAAGTATCAGCATCCATCCACACAATCCAATTTGTGTTACAACGTTCAGCAGCATCAAAAACAGCATATACCTTATTTGCAAAACGTATTGCATCCCATTTAAATTCTTTGTGCCAGTCTTTAGGTCTACGTGCTTTTATTTCAGGCGGACATTTTCCGTTTGCTTTAGGTTCATTTTTCCAACGTTCTTTAAAGGCAACTAGTTTTGGCAAACTTTGTTTTTGATCTAATATTTGTATACGAGAGTCTTTGATTTTAGGATCGCAATCTTCTGCGTATAGGATTAGATTTATATCTTTGTCAATGTTTTGACTAAAACTTTCTAAAAATCTTTTTCCGTATAATTCATAAACTGGTTGATGAAATGTTGAAACCACTGTAATTGACATTGACAATCCTTGATAAATATGCTACTATTTAACTATGAAATTTAGATTATGGACAGAATACGGTGCACTTAATTCCAAAGATATTTTTCGGGCTTTTGGCGATTCTATTGTTCGCAATGGCTGGAGTATTAGCAACAGTGATAATCTTGGGCATGCCGATGTTCATGTTATTTGGAGCGTTCTTTTTCATGGCAGAATGGCTAGGAACCAAAGTGTTTGGTCCTATTGTGTTTCCCATAACAGACCGATTATCGTCCTTGAAGTCGGAGGAATCAAAAGAGGCAAAACGTGGAAGGTTGGAATCAATGGAATCAACCGTGATGCCTACTTCGGTGATAGAGGAAATGATGAGTCGAGAGCAAAAGCGTTAGGACTTGAATTACAGCCTTGGCGTAGAAATGGCGAATATATTCTTATATGCGGACAGCATGATAAAAGTCTACAATGGCAAGGCATGCCACGCATGAGCAATTGGTTCTTAAATACATATGACGAAATACGCAAGTATACTGACCGTCCTATTTTGTTTAGACCACATCCACGTTGTAGGCTAGAACACATAGAACGTGGATTGCGTTATGTTGAAAGACAGGAGCCAAGACATATTGCAGGCACTTATGATGATTTTGATATGGGGTTTAGTAATATATTTGCTACTGTTAGTTACAGTAGCAATCCTGGGTGTCATAGTATCATCCAAGGCGTTCCTGCTTTTGTTAGTCCTTCTTCTCTTGCTTATGATGTAGGCAATGATATAGATTTTTTACATGATATTGAAAATCCTTTGATGCCTGATAGAACACAATGGTTAAATGATTATGCTTGGACAGAATACACAGTAGATGAAATAGCTGCTGGTATGCCATTGAAAAGATTGACTAAATGTTTATAAAGTGTTATAGTATATTATGAATACAAAATTAGAAACTATCGAAGATTGTTTAGAAATAATTACTGGCTTAGTGCGGACTCATGCTCTATGCAAATTTAATATAGACAGTGATGATAAAACTATTATAAACAGTATTGCCCGACAAGTTTTTAAAGGTAAAGCATTAACAGACAGACAATTTTCATTGATGCAAACCAAACTATCTATGTATGAATCACAGTTTGTTGGTAACGGATATAACAATTTTCAACCAGCAATTTCTAGTTTACGTATGCCACTACGTAAAATTGACCGTAGCAAATATGTAAAAATTATTGAAGGTTCTCCCAAACCAGATTCACAAGGAGAATGGATCAAAATTAGATTTCCTTTTAGCAAAAAAGATATTTTAAAAATTGATGCTGTAGCAACCAAAAACCGTAAACAATATTGGCATGAAAAAGGTTCACATGAACACTATTTTAAATTAAATGAATCTACAGTATTTGATGTGTGTGAAATATTTGTCAAAAAAGATTTTGAAATAGATAAAAAACTAATAGAATATTACAAACAAATTTTAGAAATAAAACAAGAACCTGGCAAACACATTGCAGGACTATGGAATAATCAACTAAAAAATATTCCAAAAAAAGGTATAAACTTTATTGACAAAAAAGAAAGATTACATCTGTTAGACAGAAAAAGACAGTATGGATTAAATTATATAACATGCGATAAAGATGCAACACTTGCTAACTATATTGCGCATCGTAGTAAGACAGCAATTTGTATAGATCCTAAAAACCACACAATTGACAGTATTGTAGAAAGTTTACTGGTGTTAGAAAGATTTCCTATTCTTTGTTTATTAGACAAAGAAGAAGAATATGATCAACTGGTTACATTACATACTGCATTTAGAAATATAGTAGAAAACAAAAATCAATCAGTATTATATAGAAAAGAAAACACAAGAGAAAAAGATAAAAATTTTAACGAATATATTCACAAGAAAAAACTTAACAATTGGGTTGACAAATCAACAAAAATTGTATATATAAGTAAGTCTAAACTTCCAAAACTATTACTTACTGTAGACTGGAAGCCACAATGTGTATTGTCATTATCAAGCACAAGAATGATGACTCAGTTAGGAATATACGTTAATGATGTTTGTGATTTACATATATATCATGATGATAGTCCTAGCTATTTTCCAACTTATGCAGGAGTATTTAGCTAGTGGCTAGTTGCAAATTAATTATAGAAGACGAAGTTAATATTAAACTAGAAGGACTAGACGTAGATGTCAGACGAAAGCTCTCCAATGCTCTTAAATTTGAAGTGCCTTATGCTCGATACATGCCCCAGTATAAATTGGGACGATGGGACGGTAAAGTTGCTTTCTTTGGTATTGGCGGCACAGGCTACGTTAATCATCTTGATGTTATTACTTCTGTATTGGAAAAAAATCATGTCCAAATTGTTGACATTGAAGACCGACGACATCCAATAAAATTAAATTTTCCACAAGTTACAGAACGTTACTGGGCTGATCAAGGTGTGCGTTGGCCCAAAGGGCATCCTGCAGAAGGTGAAGAAATCATTCTGCGTGACTATCAAGTAGAAGCAATCAACAACTTTGCAAACAATCCCCAGAGCTTGCAACAGATTGCAACTGGCGCAGGTAAAACTATTACAACTGCTACACTATCACATATGAGTGAAAAGTATGGACGCAGTTTAGTTATTGTGCCTAACAAGTCACTTGTAACACAAACAGAAGAAGACTATATAAATTGCGGACTTGATGTTGGCGTTTATTTTGGAGACAGAAAAGAGTTAGGTAAGACTCACACCATCTGCACTTGGCAGTCATTAAACATACTGGACAAGAAGCACAAGGACGGATCAGCAGTATTATCACTAGCAGAGTTCTTAGATGGTGTGAGCACAATTATTGTAGACGAAGTTCACCAAGCAAAAGCAGAAGTGTTGAAAAACTTGCTTACACGCAACTTAAAAAATGCTCCAATACGTTGGGGACTAACAGGAACTATTCCTAAAGAGAAGTTTGAGTTTGAATCAATACATGCAAGTTTAGGTCCAGTTATTGGTGAGATTACAGCAAAAGAATTACAAGACAAAGGTGTGCTATCACAGTGTCACGTAAACATTGTGCAACTTATTGATACAGTGGCACATAGAGGCTATCAAGAAGAATTAAAATATCTAGTTACAAATCAAGACAGAATAAATTACTTAGGCAAATTATTAAACACAGTAAAAGAATCAGGCAACACTCTAATACTTGTAGATAGAATTAGTGCAGGCGAAATGCTACAAGAACTTATTCCAGGATCAGTCTTTGTAAAAGGAGACGTAAAACTAAAGGATAGAAAAGATGCGTATGACGAAATCAACGAAGGAACTAATCACGTGGTTATTGCCACTTATGGTGTCGCTGCTGTTGGTATTAATATTCCTCGCATTTTTAACCTTGTTCTTATTGAGCCCGGAAAAAGTTTTGTTAGAGTTATTCAAAGTATAGGTAGAGGCGTTAGAAAGGCAAAGGACAAAGACTTCGTGCAAATATGGGATCTTACAAGCACTTGTAAGTTTGCGAAGCGGCACCTTACCCAACGTAAAAAGTTTTATAAGGAAGCAGAATACCCATTCACAATTGAGAAAGTGGATTGGAAATAAATGAGAATATTAACACTTGAAAACCATAGTTTTTCATTAAATTCATTACCAGAAGTGATTGAAGATGATTTAAGATTTTCGGTATTGGATAATAGTAATCCTGAAGATCCTGATTTCTTTTTTAATCCTTTGATTTTTTTAGAATCATTTAATGCACCTGCTGTAGTTTTGAATATAGCAGGAAATGAAATCACAATGCCATTAGATTGGTGTGTTGCTGTAGGTTGTAGCGAATCAGGTAGTGACTTAGAAGTTTTGCCTTTAACTAGTTTAAACGAAAGAGGATTTGAAGCATTTTTATTTAATCCTTTAACTGGAACACATCCAAGATTTGCTAAAATTGAAATAACAAACTTTTACAATGACGTAAAATGGTATTTTCCTAAGATGCGTAATGGACATTTGTTATGTGTTCCAATTACAGATAGTAAGAATCCAGACTGTGTGTATTTTGTAAAAGATATCAATAGGCAAAGTGAAATTATAGACTTTGGTCTACTATTATAAGGAGAGTAAAATGGGAATTAAAGCAGGAAAAGTATGGGGAGCCACAGAGCTTATCCATGCAAACGGTGTGTTAGAGTTTCACCGAATTGAGTTCAAAGGCGGCTACAAGTGTAGTGAGCATGAACATAGATTTAAATGGAATGGATTTTTTGTAGAGTCCGGCAAAATGCTTGTTCGTGTATGGCAAAAAGATTATAATTTAATTGATGAAACTATTTTAGGTCCAGGCGATTTTACACAGGTAAAGCCGGGTGTTATTCATCAGTTTGAAGGACTAGAAGACGGTGTAGCTTTTGAATTATACTGGGCAGAATTTAATCACAATGATATTGTGAGACGAACAGTTGGTTCAGAAATTTAAAAAACGAAGTTTACCAATTGAACTAAAAGGTAATAATCCAAGACTCAAATGTGAATTTGTGTCTACTATGGACCAATACTATTTTGATAGGTTTGGTTGTTTTATGATTGACAGTTTTTTAAAAAATACACCTGACAATTTTGTGTTACATTTATATGCTGAAAAAATAAACTCAAAGTTTACAAAAACAGACAAACTAAAAGTATATGACTGGAATCATGTATGCTTAAAAAATTGGAAAGATTTTTGCAACAAAACAGAAAATAAAAAAGAAGTCAAATTTGCAAAAAAAGGTTTTGCTTTTTTACATGCATTAGAAAATATAAAAGGCGATTATATTATCTGGGTAGATGCTGATATATTTTTTAAACAAAAAATTGATACTAGTTTTTTAAATTATGCTTGTTCAAAAAAACATCTAATAGGATTGTTTAGTCACGATTATTTAAATTTAGGTATAAGTGCAGAATCTGGGTTTGTTGTAGTAAACCAGAATCATGTAGATTACAAAGAGTTTGTTAAACAATATAAGGTATCATATGAACAAAAACCAAAAGAAATTGAAAGATGGTATGACGGACAAGTATGCATGTATGCAGCAAAAAAATTTAAAAATGTAAATGATTTATCATTTACAATGTATGATGTAGACACACATACTCCTTTAAATCATTGTCCAATGAATGAATTTTTAACACACGAAAAAGGTCCAACTAAAAAAAATTTAGTGTCAGGGTATTTTGAAAGGTTAATTGAATGATAGGAATATACGGAGATAGTTATGCAGAGCCAGGTGATTCGTGGGTTGATTATATAAACAGTGATTTTCGTTGTTTTAATAAAGGCGGCAGTAGTATTGATTATTCCTATTATAAATTTTTAGAAACACACAAACAGTTTGACAAAATTATTTTTATTGTTAGTAGTTTTCACAGAGGCAGTATTTTTACTTTAGAAAATAATAAATCTGTGCATATAGCTTTTTACCAAGATGCAGATATAGAAGATATAAAATTTTCAAATATAGATAAAATGGACAGAACAGAATTAAAAAGTTTTAAAAAATACAATAAAAAAATCTGGCCTTTTATAGAAAACGAAATTAACAAAATAAAAAATTATGATAGTAATATTGTATATCATAACGCTTATATAGATAGTATATTATATCGTCGGCCTGATGCGCATATAGTATATGCATTTCCTTTTCCTAATCGTAGTGATGTAGGAATGATAAACATTAGTAGACTTGATTGGAATCATCTAAAATTATCAGAACACAATGACTTTAGATGTTGCCATATGAGTGATACTCAAAACAGAGAATTTGCTAATTATATGATACAGCATATGAATGGAAATATTGACATCCACCATACATTCAAAAATGCAAAAGATCATTATACTATTAGTCAAACATTAGAAGAGGCAAATTGGGTATGAAAATATTAGTCACCGGACATAAAGGATTCATAGGCAGTCATTATTACAACTATGTAAAGGATACATATGATGTAATTGGTTACGATCAAAAAGATGGTTTTGAAAGTGATTTAAAATGTTCTGACGTGGCTAACCAATTGCCTGACACTGATGTAGTTGTTCATCTAGCAGCAACCAACGGCACTAAATTATTCTATCAACATCCAACAGATGTTTGTATCAACAACACACTGCCAACTATAAACTTAATAAAACGCTATCACAGCACAAAAACTAAGTTCATATTTGCCAGCACTTGTGAAATATTCAACAGCACAATTGACAACGGATACTATCATGTGCCCACAGACGAATCAGTGCCTGTGATGTATAATGACATTACAAACCCACGTTGGAGTTATAGCATTCCGAAAGCTCTAGGTGAAAATTTGGTAGCAAACAG